TATTACCGAAAGTATTGATTATTGCATACACTGTGGTAATTTGATGTTACCAGAAAGTTTAGACGAAGCAAAAGGCAATCTACATAAGTGGTTCAAAGACAAGTGGGTTAACATTGGTAAAAAAGTAGGTGGCAAACATCCACCATGTGGCACAAGTGGAAGTAAGCGTGGTTATGCAAAGTGTGTGCCAGCAGCTAAAGCTCGTCGCATGAGTGCTGCCCAAAAGAAAAGTGCAGTAACAAGAAAACGTAAGGCACAAAGTGCAGCTGGTCGTGCTGGTAAAGATAGTGGCGGTAGCGGTAAAAAGCCAATTTATGTAAAGACCTTTGCTAAAAAATAACTATAGTTGTGACCAATAATCATAACGATAAATTTCCAATTAAAACTGCTACTGCTTGTCAAAGTAAATGGACATGGAGCACAATTTGGTTAAATCAAGCTGAAAGTAGTAGTTGTCATCGTGTTAAGTCTTGGCCTATTGATATAAATAATTTTTCGAATTTCCATAATCTTCCACAAAAAATTCAAGATCGTGAAAGAATGTTGCAGGGGTTATGGCCAGAAAGTGGGCGCGGTTGTGAATATTGTAAAAATATCGAAGATGCAGGCGGCTGGAGTGATCGTCAACACAATAACGAATTAGGAGGTCATAATCCACCAGAATTAAAAATCAATATAAATGCAACACATGTTACTCCAAAAATAATTGAAATTTTTGCACAAAATATATGCAATTTATCTTGTATATATTGTAACGAAAATTTAAGTAGCAAATGGGAAAGTGAAATACGGGTGTATGGTCCTCTTGAAAATATTTTAGGGGGAAGATACATTAAAAAAAGACCAAATAATTTTACAGAAAAACTTTATAATGAATTTTTAATTTGGTTGGAGAATAATATTCAAAATCTTACAAGATTACATTTATTAGGTGGAGAAACTTTTATACAACACAGTCTAATGGAAGATGTATTTGATATTATAGAGCGTAAACCAAATCCTTTTTTACAGTTAAACATATTCTCCAACTTTAATGCTCCAAAAAAATATTTTTATAATTATATTGATAGAATTAAAAAATATGCAAAAGAAGGAAATATTGGAAGATTTGATTTAACTTGTAGTGTTGATTGTTGGGGTAAAGAAGCAGAATATGTAAGAAGTGGTTTAAATTTAGACCTTTTAGAGGAATATTTTGAATATGCTGTAAATCAAAGTGAAGATTGGTTATGGCTAAATGTAAATCAAACAATTTCTTGTATGACTATTAAAACAATGCCAGAACTTATAGATAAAATAAACAAATATAGTTTTTATCGTCATATTGGACATTATTTTCAATTTGTAGATGGATTTGATTACCAACATCCTCAAATATACAACTATGATTTATGGGAAAAAGATTTTGAAACTATTTTACAAAAGATGGAAACTAATAATGAAAGAAGACAAGAAGCAATTACCAGAATGATAGGTCACCAAAAAATGCTCCAAAATAATTGTAAACAAAATGATATAAAAATTATAAAACTTCATAAATTTTTAGATGAATTAGATCGTCGTCGTGGAACAGATTGGCGTTCATTGTTTCCATATCTAATTGTCTAAATATATTATAGGATTTTAACATGACTGATATGCGTTCTCTAATTCAAAAACTAAATGCAATTAACGAAAATCGTCCTACTATCGGTGACGGTGTATTTTTAGATTTTGGTAATATTCTTGAAATTGATACAGAAATACTTGATATTACTGAAGAAAGCATAACATTATTAGGTGATGATAAAGTATTCAAAGTTTTAGAAACACTAGAACTTCGTGAAGAAAATCTATTCCGTGCTCATGATTTTGGTGGTAACAATAACATTCGCCATTATCGTGATGATTATTTTATTGCAACTGAAAGTCATCAAGATGACGATGTTCGCAAAGTTGATCATGTATTATTAAAAAAAGAAGTTGCTACTGATGATGAGTTTACACCCGCATATCGTCAAGTTGCAGTTTTAGAGGTAAGTCCATATACAGCAACAAGTGAACAAATTGCACAAGCCGCAGAACGTGCTATTGCACAAAAAGGTAGTGTTGCAGAAGGTGAAGTAGTGCAATTCCGCCGTCCTGAAAATCGTGGCGATATGCAAAACCTAAATGCTGCTAAACAAATTATTCGTGATATGTATTGGGTAGGTTATATGGAAGAAACACCAGACCTACCAAGTCTTATTGAATATCGTGATGAATTAGAAAAAATTGGTTATGAAGTTAATATCAAGTTTAATGCTAAAACACAAGAAGATTATGCAGTTCTAACACACCGCACAACCAATGAACGCTATACTATGGATGAAGACGAACTTATTGGTGAGTCACTTATGGAAGCAGAGTATCATGGTCGTAAAGTTCCACTTGGTAAACCAATGCGTGGCGATGTTAAAAAGTTTAAAGTATTTGTTAAAGATCCAAAAACTGGCAATGTAAAGAAAGTCAACTTTGGTGACAAAAAGATGCGTATTAAGAAGAGTAATCCTAAACGCCGCAAGAGTTTCCGTGCGAGACATAATTGTGCAAATCCAGGTCCACGCACAAAGGCAAGATACTGGTCTTGCCGTAAGTGGTGATATAAATGTTATTAACAGAATTGTTCTCACAGTTAGATGAGGCAACTTATGCAACTGTATATGATAACCCACGCACAGGCGAAACTGCCTATGTAACAAAAAAACCTAATGGAACATATTATGGTTATACAAACAAATATGATTTTGTTGCACAAGATGAAGAAGAATTATTATATAAATTAAAGATGTGGGGATTTAAGATTAACCCTGTTGGTGCCGAAAAAGTTTTCCGTGAATCTGCTGGTGTAGGCGTAGTTGCTGGTAATAAAAAGATGGCACGTGACCCACGTTATTCCAACAGTATGACAGTTGATGTAAAACCTGGTGAAACACAACGCCAAGCTGCCAAATTTGGTAATAAAACCAATAAGTTAGGTAGCCCACCTATTATGGACCCAAGTGGTAAAATACATGAAGCGGCAATGAGCACAACAATACAAGGACGCAATCCTATAAGTGCTGGTGCTCGTGGACTAATGGCTGCACGTTGGAATTATGATGTTTTGGTTCGTGGTGCAGAAACAAAAAACTTACTTGGTGCTACCTCACTATTGGCAGATGAATTAGATAGTATTGAAAAAACTGATTATGCAAGTATTGATGATTTGATGCAAAAAATAAGTGCACAGTTTAATATTGATCCTAAAGATTTACATAATTCTTTTATAAAAAAATATAAATTGACACCAGACAAGTATGCGGTTAAATTAAAGCATGACCGTGAAAACCGCCCAAAATCAGTCTAATTATGTAGTAAACACACCTTTATCAGGAACAACATATAGTTTACCAGGTTATGGTGCTGTCCCATCATTTACTATCCAAACTGTTGGTGGTGGGGGAGGTGGTGGTGCTGGCAGTGTTTTAACTAATAGCAGCAACTCGATTGTAATGCCACAATCAAATTTTACAGCATTTAATAGTGGCATTAAAATTACCCCACAAGATGGTGGCGAAGCAATTATAGAAACTAACCATAGTAAAATCAATCTTGACCAATTACACAAAATGACCACAGAGTTGTTTGGTATAGTATATGAAGATAAAGCATTGCATGACAAACATCCTACATTAGCAGATGTTTATGAAAGATGGCAAGTTGCATATCGTAGAACTGTAGAAAAAATCCAAATTGATCCAGAACAACGTGAATTATACAAGGAATATCAATCACTTAAAGCAATTTTAACAGCAGAATAATTATATAAACTTTTGACCGCCAACTTTTTTAACAAATTGTTTTTGTAACTTTGGCTTTGCTGGTTGACCGATACCTAATTCATCGTGTGTAAAGAAACCAATCAAGTATATAATATGCGGATTACGACCACTAATTGTATAAACTAAACTTATATCCCAAGTCATACCTGCATGCATTAGTCTTGGTTTTTGTTGTGCAAGTGGACCAGTTCCAACAAAAGGATAATCTTTACTACCAAATGCTTGCATAGCATTAACATCTTTAATTTTCATAAACTCTATTAACGTGCCCAATACTTTTGCACCATGACGGCGAACTGATTCTTCATACAGTGGACAAGTTTTGTAGAGAGTATTAGCCATTAGGAACCACCAACCAATTGTTTCATACGTGCAATCAATTCTTCACTTGTCATAGGAGCACTAAAATCACTTTCCTTAACGGCAAGGATTTTCTGCACATCTTCGTCACTAAACTGTGGATCTGTATCAACAAATTCGTCAATCTTTTCAATGGGTTGCGTAATTTCGTTAATTTTCATCTTGATTTCCTTTAATATTTAGCCTATCATAACCCTATAAAATGTCAAGCAAATATATTGACAACTGTAGTATTCTACTATAAATTACTTTATGAAAGGAACAAACTATGGCAAGAAATTTTAGCAAAGAAGAAAGCAGCAAACTTAAACAACTTATCAGCGAAAGCGTAAGTGTTAATACAGAAATTGAAACACTTCGTGGTGGTTTGAATGATACAATTGCCGCTGTTGCAGAAGAAATGCAAGTAAAACCTTCGCTTATAAAAAAAGCTATCAAGATGGCACAGAAGCGTGATTTCAATAAAGCACGTGAAGAACTTGAAATTATTGAAAATATCCTACAATCTACGGATAATTTGCAAAACTAATACCGATAAATTATAATAAAACTGGAGTGTTGTTTGTCATACGTTGATGCTATTCACGATAGGACACGAGAGCG